AATCGTTTGGCAACGCAGTTCTGTTTACAAACTTGAACGGAGTGCCTTCCGGAATATCCTTGCGGGCAACTTCCTCTATGGAAAGCTCACCAGTTGGAACCACCATAGACACCCCACCACCTTCCCGTGGGTAAAGAATTACAATGCTCATCCGATCACCTAAAGATTGCAGCGGAGACATAAGAAGTGTTGAAGAACGATGATCCTACCGTCCCAAATCGCAAGCGAAAACCAGTTGTGGCCTGATCTGCCGTTCCAATCCAATTTGCCGTTGCTGAAGAAAGCCCAACCATCAATGTTCCGTCAGCCCCCGGCTGAGTGGAATTAAGCGTACACCTTCCCAGCGAGATAGAATAATTTGCGTCAGGCATAGCGGATGTAAGATTGATGTAGTAGTTACCTGTTCCAGAATAAGTCACGCTTGATACGTTCCCTGACGCTATCAAGCTCTGACCATTGCCGTCATATCGAACCCACGCACGGCATCCGTAAGCAATAGCCGCCGAGCCGTAGCCGCTGTTCATGTACCAGTTGCCGCTGGTGTCGATGCGGGCGGCTTCTGTTGCATTTACAGCAAAACGAATAGGTTTTGTTGTATCTGTTTCAATGTTCAGAGCATCGTTCGGCGTGCCAATATACCCAATATACGCTTGACGGGTTCCTGCTGCTGTATAAAAAGCAAAATATCCCGTGTTGGTATTATTTCCAGAGCTTAAAGCCCCAACATAACCGTAAGACGTTCCGCTTCTTCCAAAAACTGAAGTTCCATTCACTTCTAATTTTTGACTTGGCGAACTCGTCCCGATTCCCACGTTCCCGCTGGCATCGTTCACGATGTTATTCGTGCTGCCAGATGGGTGGATGATGTTGATTGTTTTTAGGGTGGACATCAGACAGCGCCCTTCGGATATTTAGCTTTGACGGCCTGACAAGCAGCAATATACGCATCAATCTGCGCTTGGTCGCCCTTCACAATGCCATCAAGGTAGTCGCGGAAGTCTGGGTATTCTGCCAAACGAAGCAATTTGTACATGTTTCGTTCAACCTCCAACTCCATTTCAGAGATTTTTGCTTGGACCAAAGATTCATCAAGTGGAACGATGTTGCCATCTGCGTCACGGGCTTCTGTTCCAGCATTGATTGAAACAACAGTAGGGTGTGTTGCGTAAATTGCCTCATCACGCATCACACGATCTCCATAAGTGTAATTGTGGAAATTCCCCGCGGATAAACACCGCTGTCTGAATCAGCACCTGTCCTGTTCAAATAAAATGTACCTGTTTGAATGCGACCTTGAATAGCATATGTCTGGGTTGATGTACTTGCTGGACTGTCAACAAAAGAGCCACTAAGAGATGTTGCGCTGTTGCTCCAAAAACCATTTACAGCAAGAGATGCTGGGCGATTGCTTGTTCCAGTAGCCACACCAACTGCTGTATTTCCGTTTCTGTATATGCGAATTGATACAGCATCAGTGCTGCTGCTTGAAGTCATCGTGTCAACAATTATGAAAATACGACTTGATGTAGATGACGGAGTAATTGACGCAGAAAGTCCGGTAATGTCCGTGAAGCTAGACGATGCAACAGAAAACGTATCTGTTTTTGATACGCTGACAATTTGTTTTACTGCTGAAACTGGCGCAGCTGCGCTAGTCCAAGTCGTACCATTGCTAGTCAGCACGTTTCCTGATGTGCCGGGCGATGTAGTAATAATCGTCCCAGTTTGAGCAGGAATCGTCAGCGTATATGTCGAAGCAGTTGACGGAACATCAAGCGTAACGTCACCGCCACCGGAAGATTTAAGCTTGAGAGGCATTAGACAACCGTCCAAACAGAGCCAGAAGGAACCGTAACCGTCACACCCGAAGCAATAGAAACAGGACCAAACGTACCAGCATTGTAGTTCGTCGGGATCGTGTAGTTCGTGTTGACGGTCAGTCCATTCAAGAAAAAGATGTTATCGCTACCAGCGCCAGAAGCATCATAGACGCTACCGTCAGCTTCTCGCTGGATGGTCTTCGTCGCAGCAAGCGTCAGAAAGACATCTTTTGTTCCAGCAGAGAAAGTAACAACGCTACCAGCATTGCTAGAAGATAGAATAGTGGTACGGGCAAAGACATTTGCAGAAGAGTACGTACCAAGACCCACCTCCCATTCAGACGATCCTTGTCCTTGAATGGCGTAGTAGAATGTATCTCCAACGCTCAGGACCGCAGAAAGCGTGCGAAAGCCCGTCGGCGCAGTACCGGAAACTGTGAAGTTCCCGGTACCCGTAGACGTTGAAGTATCCCTGACGCGATCAGCAGTGATATGCGCCATAAGGATTAGTCCTCAGTGATTGTCGAAGCCGTTGTGAGACGCGGTGTCACGCCAGAAGTCACGGAGATGCTAGGCGTCACTGTGCCACTGTAGTACAGGACACCCGTACCGGACGAGGCAGAGCCAACACCAAAGTAGGTGATCGTGCCAGAGCCACCCGTAGCTGCCGGAAAGTCGATGTTAGCGACAGGCGACACCGAGTTGTTGGTCACAGTCCAGCCGCCAGAAGTACGAGCAACAGCAACGCGAGCATATGACGTATATGAGGTTTCATTGGTCGTCTGGTTGCCAGCTTCGCCGGGGTCGGCAGTGTGGAGCGACACATACAGATTCGTCAGAGGAGACGAAGCCGCATTGTCAGCAAGATTGGCGATAGCCGTAGCATTGAAGATCAGCTTCAGCCAGTTATTCTCAAAGGTATTAGACTTCGACATTCTTTGCTCCTATCAGTAGACCCTGCGCGTTCTCGCAACAAGTGGAGAGCCGCTATGCAGGGACTTCTGCGACTCGTCATTCAATGCTTCAACTCGCTGGGAATAGAACGAGCCGAAGACGGAAATACGCTGGTCGTCCATCAAGAACGGAGCAGCATGAACCAGAGCGCCGTAGAGGTACACATCCGGTGCTTTTAACAAAAGCCAGTTCGTCTGATTTGCTTCAGAGAGGGCTGTGATCTTACCATAATAGACCATCTCGATCTCTACATCCACGCCTGTGGCGGGAGGAGGAACCAGCTCGATGGCACCGTTCATGAGAGAGTAGAAAGTCGGAGCATTGTAACCCTGACGAGCGTTCACAATGTCGGCTTCATCCAGAGTGATGTAGCGCAGAGGGCTCTGACCACCAACGAGCTGGAGATTGATGCCTTCAAGGTAGTCGAGAGGCAATCTTACATACTCGTCATCGTTCGTGGTTGTGGCGCGGACGATCATCTCGCGGCAACGTAGGCGCGTATTGAGATCAGACTCAGCCAGCTGGATAAATGTCGGAATCTGGGCAGACAAGTCCTGACGGTTCAGATAGTCAGCGACTGTGCTAACAAGCGTAGTGTAATTGGTAATTGTCGCCATCAGCTTGCCACCCAGTGAGTTCTGAAGGGACGTGCCTCCTCAGATTTCAGCCATTTCCGCAGAGCGGCCTTGTCATCAAGGATACCACGCTGCTTCAAATCTTGATAGATCAGCATAGGAAGAGAAGCCACGCGAACCATGCCGTCAGGCAGGCGTTCATTGCGTGAGATGCTATCCCGGTCAAACTTATTCTTTTCAGCAATTCCGTCGATCTCCACGGTTGACTCGAAAATCAACTTCTGGTCGTTCGTAATGTGCATCTTCTCAAGAGTTCCCGTCAGGGAGTCTCTCGATAAAGTAAATGATCCGGGTGCGTATTCTTCAGCCATAGTTCCCCCTAAAGGTGGGAGGGGCGGCAAGTTGCCGCCCCTCTTATTTTTACGAAGCGATGAGGTTCGCGATGACTGCGTGAGCGTTCTGGCTCTTGATACGCAGACCGTATTCCACGACCAGTTCCTTCTTGTCGAAGTCGCCTGTCTTGGCGATGTCGATGGTGCGGAACGGACGGAGGTACGAGACCGAAGCGTACTCAGGGTCGAGAACGAACGCGAAGTTACCCGGCTGGAAGCGGTTCGGAACGATAGCCACTTCACCGAAGTCACCGAGGTAAACGTCAGCCGTTGCGATGATCTTGAGCGGAGCAACGCCCGTGTTCATCATGCGCTGATCAGCAAGGCCAGCGAACGCAGAAGCGACTGTCTTGTTGTAAGCGTTGACCATGAACACTTTCGGGTCGCCGCCGTCTTCCCAAACCTGCTGGATAGCAGTCTTGAGCATCGTTTCCGTCAGAGCAACGTCTGTCGAAGTCGAGAGCGAGGTCCAAGCAGTGCTAGGATAGCCGTTGCCCGAAGCGCCCGACATGGACGAAACGGTAGCACCGTTAGCCTGATAGTTGTTGCAAAGCCAAGCAGGAAGACCAGCGGTCTTACGAGCTGTCGAGTTGTTACCAGCGACGCCAGCTTGGTTGCTGGTGAGGATGGCTTCCATATCGCGCTTCAGCTCTTTTGCCTTCTTAGCTGTTTCGAAGGCCATGAGCGTGCGCTGGCCTGCGTTGTTCGTTGCATCAGCCGTGCCAGAAACAGACACGATCTTCGTGCTGATCTGAGTGTAGTTGGCCGTACGAACGGTAGCAACGAAGTCGGTGTCACCAGCCGAAGCACCTTCCAGTGCAGCGTTGGTCGTGTCAGCCGAAGCGAGCGAGTCCTGCTGCCATTCGAAGTAGGTGTTGGACGCAGTGTCACGGCCAATGTTGGACATGAACGGCGTATCAACTGGGCTGATGTCGTAGATGATGTTCGAGAGGTCTTCGCGAATCGCGTTGACGTTGTCGTAGGTAGTAGCCTTTGTAACCGAAGCCATGAGTTATCTCCTGTCGAGCATTGCAAAGATTGCAGCAGCGTCATTGACGTTGCCAGAGGATTTGAGACGCTGTTTTACCTTCGTAATGTCGTTATCACGGCGCGGTGATTGAGCTGGAGTACCTTGCTTCAACGGCTTCGGGCTCGCCTTTTGAATGGGTTTTGGCGAGTTTTTATGAAGTTCGTCGTAGCGACGGGCCTTCTCCAACACAATAATAGCTCGCGGATCATAGGCCATCGCAAGTTCTTCATCCGTATAGCCAATCGTTTTGCCATACTCACGAAGTTGACCGCGTGCCGCCGTCCACTTTGCCTCGTCCTTCCACTCAGGCATTTTATCGACGATGAACTTGCGCCCTTCCTCGACTACCATCTGTAGTTTGGACTGCTCTTCCTGATAAGCGAGGGCTTTGAGACGGGCTTCTTCTTGCTGTACGGCTTGAAGATTGGCCTTATAATCTCGCCACTGTTTCTCGATTATCGGAAAGTTGATCGGGTCTTCTTGATGCAGTCTGTTCCAATCCGGCTCTTGTGGCGCAATGGCCTCAAGTTGGCTCCGCAATTGGCTCACAGTCTGAGCATAATAAGCCCGTTCCGCTTCCGTCTGATTACGAACTGACTCAAGCGACTTACGTTCTTCCGCAAGGGCTTGCGTCTTACGCTGATAATCGGCCTGCCTCTGATAGCCTTCCGCTGCTTCCTTGACCGTGACTTTTTCAACCTTGCCGTCAATCTTGACGGTGATGAAAGCATCAGGGTCCGGCTCAGCATCTGAACCATCTTCCGCTGCCGCGACTTCTTCGCCCTCTTCGGCTTCTGACGGACCCTCTTGGGTTGCCTCTCCGTCTTCGGCTAAAGTCTCTTCGAGCGAGTCTGCCGCCGCCTCTGTCTCTTCGACTTCGGCTGTTACGTTCTGTTCTTCCGGGGTTGGTTGCGGGGATGGCCCGTCCAAGAAAGCCGAAATGCGAGACGTAACATCTGAATTACCGAGTTCGCTAGGCTGCGATTGTTCGGTTGCCATAGTAATACCCCTTTATGTCTATCGCTTCAAGCGACTGTTGAATTTCACCACGTCCGGCTCTGCCGCCAAGGCAGTTAGCTCATTCCGAAGTGAAGCTATGGCGCGCACCATGTGGTAGGCGTCATCTCGTTGCTGGGCATCATCTGGGGCTGATGAAGACCAGCTATGCGTGTATTTCTCTGTTAGGCGGGTGAACAATTCTTCAAGAACACGATCCCCCACAAACCCCTTGGCTGAGCGCCAAAGGTCTTCCTGTTCAAACGACATTACATCCCCACTGTCGGTTGCTGAGCAAATGTTGACTGAATGTCAGTCCGCATACGATCCGTCTCAGCCTTGATCAAAGCCATATCGACCTGAGTGCCGTACTTGGCTTGGATTTCATAAGCCTTCAAGATCGTGTCGATCATCAGCTGGTCGCGCTTGAAGTCAGCCTCAGAGATAGCCTTCTGGCGATCCAGCTCCTGCTTGGCTGCGCTGATGACAATATCGGCCTTGGTCTTGTCGGCTTCAACCTGTGCCAGCATTTCAGCCGGGTCGGGCTTCTTATTTCCAGACATCTGCTGCATGAATTGCTGGACAGCTTCTGGCGAAACTTCCTTCACGAACTGCGACGGGTCTTGGAAGCCGGACAGCTGGATGATCTGAGCCAAAGTGGCACGATACTGCTGAAGGTCAACAAGCGGGTTGTACGGGCCATACTTCTCGATGACCATTTCCTGCTTCTGAGCCAACTGGTTCAAGAACATCATCTTCTGATCGTCAGAACCGCGACCAAGCGCGATGTTGACGACCATATCCATCGAGGCATCCCATCCGCGCGGATCAACTGGAACAAACTTCCCGCGCAGACGGATTACCTTCGCCTTGTCCTGATGACGCACAACCAGCTTCAGGAGTCCTTGGAAGCACTGCTTCAACCCATCTGCGAACAGACGAGCGATCATCTCGATACGATCCTGTGAAGACGACAACTGAGCCTGCACAGCCGCACGGGTTGTGGACTGAAGGACATCAGCATCCAGACCTTGCGAAGCACGGGAGATGCCAGTGCGCTGGGTCTTCACTTCATCTAGGTAAGACATGACGCCAAGCGCCTGCTGCCCGACGAAAGGTGTCGTGAATGGCACAAGTGCACCCGGCGAACGCATACGAATCAGAGCGCCTGTCTCATTGTTCATGAGATCATCGACGTTCACCTGACCTTCAACGAAGCCTGTGCGGGGATGGATCGACTGAGCCAAGGAGTCCAGCGTATTACGCATAATGGACGACTTGATCAGCTGGAGGTCCATCGTCTGATCAGCAATTGACTGACCGAAGATCGTGTGGGGTGTCGGGTCCGGGCAAAGCAGCGAGAACGGGATGTCTTCTACGACTTCATCGTGCAAAACGTAGCTACCATTGCCAACCGTGCAGACCTTGTGCAGTTCAGCAATGCCATCGCCGTCTTTATCGACGCGGATGTAGCTTTCAACGTAGAAAACCTTGTCCGTCGTCTCGTCGTTGCCCAAAGACAGGCCAAAGAACGACTGATCGGCAGGATTTCGGGTGATCACTTCGTTGTTCATCTCGAAACCGCCAGTTCCGGCGTTTTCTTCAATGATCTCACGCGGATAACCCATCGCAACCAGCTCAGAAATCGTAGCAAGCTTGCGACGACCAACGTAAATCGAGTCTTGGATGGTCGTTGCTTCGTTGTCGATCAGAAATTGCTCTGGAGGGATGCACTCAACGACAAAACGGGGCGTCACAACCTTGCGACGGATGCTCATGGCAATACGGGTCTCACCCGTCACCATGTCTGTCGCCTCTTCGAACATATCAACCTCGACGGCTGAGTCGTTCATGATGAACATGGCTTCGTCGCGGGTCAGATTCGAGTAGGAGTAGTACTCAACCTTCTCGTCATCGAGCTTGTACCACGTCAAAACACCAGTTTTGAGCAGCAAACCGTCCTTGATCGCATCATGGAGGACGCGGAAGCCGCTATTTTCCTGCATGAAGATGTAGTTGATGAGGTCTGTGGCCTGCTCAGCCGCTTCAACGTCTTCTGCGCCCTTCGGGATGAACTCCAGAACCTGATCGGAAGACGTAAAAATACGCAAAAGGGACGGAACCATCGCCAAAATGGTGTCGCGGACCTCAGTCAGGATGACCTGAGAGCGTCCATCTTCCTCGTTCCCAAACGGATCAGCCAAATAATAGGCCATCGCGTTCTCACGCTGGGGAGCGATATAGCTATCAATGTAAGTTTGAGAGTCTTCGATAGCCTGAGCCACCGTATAGCGGAACTCGTCGTCGTCCATTGGCTCATTCAGCTGGGAAACGAACCCAGTCTGAGGATTGTATGAAACATCGCTCGACCCGTCTGCCGACTGAGGAATCAGATCAGGGTTATAGTTTGAACGCTCGATGCCCATCATGGACTTTTAGCCTTTCTTGACTCGCCACCACGTCCAACCTCGCTCTGTGCCAGTGTCATAGGACGGGAAAAATTCTTTGACTGCCCGTTCGACCCCCTCCATAGGAAAGTCGTCTCCACCGATAATACCTTGGGCTTTCAGTTTTGGCCACCAAGCTTGAAGGTCTGCCAAGACTTCATCGTACTCATGACCAGCATCTACCCAGATGAAGTCAATGGAACCATCAGCAAACTTCTTTGCAGCCTCAACTGTAGGCATACGGTGTATTGTGTGTTTTACACCACTTTTGGCGACATTGCTCTTAAAAATATCGAAAACACGCTCCAACTCAGGGTCAGTCTTATGCGCCTCTTCTTCTGAACCACCCCAGTGATCCACGAAGTTGAGGTCGATTTCTTTCCCAGAATTGACAACTTCAACAGCCAGAAAAGAAGCCGAACGTCCTTTCCAGCAGCCAAGCTCGACAAAGACCGACCCATCTTTCGCGGCACGAACAGCTTGGCTATACGGCTCAGTAAAGTGGAACCAGCCTTGTATGCCTTCGTAGTAGTGTTCCATTTTGCCTCAAAGAATAGGTGAGCTTCGTCTTTCGGCGGGATATTTCGCTTGGTTCTATTTTCCATATAGTGAATGACGCGCAAGTTCCACGGAACATGAAGGCCACAGAAGTTTTCACCAGCTAGAGGATGGATGTGGTCAACCTCATGAAGCTCACCTGTCGCGTCAGTCATCATTCTTGCTTGCGTGTACACTTCGAGAATCTGTTTCTTATGCTCTTCCGTAATCCACTTAGGGATAGCCTTTGTTTTGTATGCCCTCTCAAGCGACCTCTTAGCAGCCAACTTCTCCCGGTTCTTCTGAGCCCATTTCTTATAATGGCGCTTGTTGTTGGCTCTGGATCGCTCCCGATTATTCCTCTCCCACCGCTGCTTAACATTCCCATTTCTGGCTCTGTACTCTGCTGAACGCTTTCTTGCACCTTCTTTGGTACACGGAGCGCAGCGAGCTGAAAGGCCATCACCGCGAGCAGCAGATTTATAAAAGAACGAGGACGATAAAAATAACCCGCAACCGGGGCATAGTTTTACCGCCCTCTGCTCTGTCATTTCTTCTTCGACTTACCAGCTTCGGAAAGAGCGATGGCAACAGCCTGCTTCTTTGACTTAACGACTGGGCCGCCTTTGCCAGAGTGAAGCTTACCAGCTCCGTACTCTGTCATGACCTTGCTGATCTTCTTCTCAGCCTTTGTCTTCTTCATTTTGAATCTCCTCTATGCGCTCGACCACATTGGCCGAGTCTTCAAGACTATCTTCACGGCAGGCTTCAGCATGTTCGTGGGTGAAGTCCATCGTCCCCGTGTGCCTGACCTCCTTGGAAAGATCATGGTCGATGTAGACCTTGAACCCATGAGCCTGCGCCAGTTTGCAGAAGTAAATGTCCTCACCAACGAACATATTGACCGTCGGCAAGTAGCTTACATTGAACCACGGCAGGGGGAGCTTCTTGAAGACATCAGTCTTAATCAGCATTGCACCCATGCCAACAGCGTCAACTTCTTGGAGCCCCGTCTGGCCCGTAGAGTAGACGCACTTGAGTGATTCAAATTCGGAGAAGGCAACCGTCTTCACAGGCAGTCGCCGGGTTGGGTAGTTGCAAGCAACGATGTCTTTTTCGTGCTTCAGAAGTTTCTCAAGCAAGTATGGCGGGAAACGCATATCGCTGTCCAAAAACAGAATGTAGTCGGACTTGTATGCCATCTGCGCCAGCTTCTGCCTCTGGTCCGCGATCAGCGTTCCAGCGACAGTGTGGATATTGAACAAAGTACCGGGAGGGGCATTGCCATAGAAACGGGCTGACATGATCGCGAGATCATGTGCAAAGCCCGTCGCTACCTCATCCCTCGCTGGTACGCATATCGCTATATTCGTCATCTTCTTCCATCTCCCCTTCTTTATCAGTGATCGGTCCCCCAACGATCCATGCAGCGCATGTCCGTTTAGCCGCGCACTTGAAATCAAAGATTTCGCAGAAGCCCAAGCCACCAGCTTCCTGCACTTCCATAGCATCCTTCATCCGGTCTGGAGCCAGCCCGGTGTCAATGCACTTCAGCATCTCTTCAGTCTGATTGAACGCCGCACAGTTGCCGCAGAGCATAGTCTTGGCTTCTTCTGGTGCTGTGTCCCACTTGGACGCCATCTTACGCCAGTAGTCATCGTTCGGCTCATTCGGATTCATAGGGCCATACATGGCCTTATCAATCGCCTTGCCACGGTTCTTCAGATTCAACGTCAGATCGCGGGTGGCAAGAGGACAACCGTCCTTCGTCATCTCATCCATCACTTCTTCTTCCGTGCTGCGGCCATATTATCGACGAGGTTCGGATAAGGGCGTCCTGCCTTTTTTGCTGCGGCCTTTGCAGAGGTCTTCTGCTTGGGCGACAGCTTCTTGTCCTTCGTCGTTGGATCGGCAGTCTTCCAGATCGGCGGCTTCTTCATTTGGTCTTAC